CACGCCGAACGTAAAAAACAATATTATGAAGAACACAAAGAGGAGATCATTCAATCTCATCGTGAATATACAGAGGCGAATAGAGAATATGTAGATGCATATCAAGCATTCTATCGTCTTGAAAATGCCGAAAAACGCAGAGCATATTCAAAGAAATATGCTGAAGAGCATCCTGAAGAGAAAAAGGCAAGTCGTAGACAACATTATCAGGCAAATAAAGAGCGTATACATGAACAGTGTAAAGCATATAGTGAAATTCATAAAGATGAGATTCGTGAATATAAGCGAGAGTGGGAGCGTAAAAAGCGGGAAAGTGAAGCTCCAAAACGCGAGAAGAGGGTCATTGCACGTAAAGAGAAATCTGCAGCCAGAATCGCACATGACAATGAGATTGTTACATGTGAATGTGGAGGAACATATCAGAACTATAGAAAGAAACGCCATGATACCAGTAAAAAGCACATGAAATTTCTGGAGAGTCAGGGGATGACATCAAATCCTGAATCTGATATGACAGAGGTTCAATCACCCCCTGTACCTCAAAATGAAGTTATAGAGCCTGCACCTATTACAAAACGTCGTCGTAAAATTAAAATCGTAGAAGAATAGAAGTATAAATATACATTATTTTATTAGATACATCTGAAGTGCATCTAATAAAATCAACCTAAGAATATTACAAGAATCATAACCAAATGAACATCATTCCAGTCACTTACTGGTTCCCCATTATCTGCCCTCAGCAACAATTTACAGATAAGACTGGATCACCGAATGCATATCAAGATACAAATCCATCTCTATATGTAGATTCATCAGGTAATGCTAGAATTCTTGTACGTCAAGTAAATTATCGTAAATTCAAGGATAGATCTTTTTTTGTAGGTGAAAATCAATCGCGATCTATTTATCATACAATAAATGCAATCTATGCTAATTCAAAATTCACAATTCAGAACAGCTCTCCCTTACAACATGAAACAACTCTCCAGAAATATTCAACATACTGGTATGGTCCAGAGGATATTCGTTTTGTGACGTCTAATACGATTCTTGCAACATATCCTGAACTCGGTCCAGGTGGTAATCCCCGTGTCGTTAGTGGATCCATTTCAGGCTCAGGATCTATAAACTTTACTGAATTACTTGGTGGAGGACCTGTAGAAAAGAATTGGATGCCATTTCTACACTGTGGATCACCCTATATTGTATATTCTGTTTCACCACTTATTATTCGCCCATTGCGATCTACTGAATCAATTTCATTACACACTCTGTCTGATCTAGAGGGTTATCATGGCAGTACCAATGGAATCTGTTACAAACAGGGGTATCTCTTTCTGATTCATAAATACACACAAAAAACAGAACATCGTTGGTTATATATTAATCTACATACACGACATGTTGCATATTCTGAGCCATTTGCATTTTTTCCTCATAGCTATATTGAATTTCCATGTTCTCTTGTAGAGCTACCTGATAAAAAAATAGCAATTTCATTGGGCGTGAATGATTCAATGGCGTATATAGCAGTAATTGAGCCAGAAGTGATTGAATTATGTGAATTGTTAACGACCCGATGATCCAAATCCCCCCTCTCCACGTACTGTATCAGGGAGTGAATCTACAACACGAATTTCACGAATCCATCCCATATCTGGGGCAACAATTTGGAATAGACGCTCGCCATGATTTACAATACCCCAATCTGGATAATGACTTGCATCATCACTATCTAAAGTATGATGGAGGAATACAGGGGCTTTAAGCTCTCCTCGGTAAGAGCGATCAATAACTCCCATACTATTTGCCATGGAAAGACCTTTCTTAAAGATAGAGGAACGCGGTGCAAGCCAGTAATGAGCATCTACTTCCTCGCCAGTCGCTTCATTCACACGAACCATACGTGCCTGAATTCCAAGTGGAATTAGAACAGGTACGCCTGATTTGGGAATTCTCATTGTATTTGCACAGTAGCAATCATATCCTGCATTATCATTTGGACGATATGCAATACTTCCATAAGGAAGTGTGGAGTTCTTTACAACAATATCAAGACGATAGTACGTAGATGAGGACATTTCTTCTCTTGTGTCCAGATATGTGAACAGTTACTGTCAAATTTTTATACTTTAAAGGCTTGAACCAATGTTAATGCACCAGTAATACATCCTGCACCAATTAATGACATTATTTTGGGTATTTCATTTGAAAATACAATACCCCATATATATCCTGCTACAACTCCAATAAATGTTAGAATACTGAAGATTGCAGTTGGTAGCAAAGGAATACTGAAGAAACGTAAACTATATCCTAAAAATCCAACGAGTATATTAAATGATAATAATTTTGCCCAAGAACTCGCAGATACTGATGCATATAATTCATTCAGACGACCTGTTGAAAGAATCCATGTAATAAATGCAAGAAGAGCACCAGGATATAGGCGTGACATTGAAAACCATGGTGTATGTGCACCTCTAGGTACTTTTGCAACTAAGAAAATGAGAGTCTCTGTGAATGCTGATATAAGTGCCATTATTACACCCCATGTGATTCCCTTGAATGGAGTTTCAATGTGTTCAGCAGGTTTTGCAACATCCTCTTCTCGTGTTGATTTTGCAATCAAAATAACACCTAGAAATGCAACAAGCATCAGTGGTATAATCCAAAGAGGTATACTCTCACCAAGAAGAAGGGCACCTGCCAAAATATTCATAAATGGATGTGTATAAAAGAGGGCAAGAGCAGAACCTGCTGGCAAAAGAGCATATGAAATATAGCTGGATAGAATATGAACAATTGTCATAATACCAAGAGCAAGAGATGATCCTGCAGACGATATAGAGCCCCATGTCTCACCACGTTCTTCAGGTGTTGCAAGAGCAAAACTGAGAGTTCCATACGTACCCAGACGGGCAAGAAGTTGTGTACTAAGCGATACTGGAATCTCTTTAATTATAATTGGATGGAGTGCAAGTGCAATCTCTGCCAGAATTGTTGTAATTATTGCTGTATCTGTGTGCATATTCTTTACTAACTCAGGTGAGGATAACATATATTCCTCGGTCTGAGTACGTTTTTTTCATGAATAGAAAATTGGTTAATAGGGTTGAAAATATTCATTGTAATACAATTCACTGAATGTATTATGAATGCCATATTTAATAGTTGTCTGTTAATTTAAAATAGAAAAGTAGGGTTAGTTTGGGGTGCCATTTGATATAAAGAGCATATATCTAAAAATTCCTTAATAATCAAATGATAGTCCATAATGGTTTAGAGTGGCGAAAACCACTCCAGAATATGATACTATGTACATGCTAATATAGCATGTTTTCGCATATATCACCAAAAATTATATGATATAGAGTTACACTCTACCATCATATTTATGCGGGCCAGCCGACGAGCTTGGCACCAAGAGCGAAGCTTGCACCCTGGCGGGAGGTGACACCCATGCTGGGGCTAACTGCATCCAGAATGGCGAAGACCACTGCGGCCAGGACGGCAAGAGTGGCGACCTCATCAAGAGGAAGAGCCTTGCGAGGGATCAGTACTGCAGCAGCAGCTACTACTAGACCCTCAATCAAATACTTAATAACGCGATTGATAATTTCAGCAACACCGTAGTCCATCTTATATATCTTTCTGCGAAAAAAAACCACATTCGTTGAAAGAGGATGGATCAATAGATGTATATTTCAGTCTAAAGCCACCAATATATGAACCGGGAGAGAAGAGAGATGAGCAAAACAACCGATGACCGTCTACTGGAGGATTATCTTGATGAGGACCCTGAGATTGCAGGCCAGAAGTATGCACTTCTGAGTTTTATCTCACCTGAAAATGTTCTCCAGCGTAAGGATCAGTTCTTCTTTGAAAAGTTTCTGCATGCATATGAAGTGTCCTGGAAGATTAAGAATCTAGAGCAATTTTTGGCAAAGATTACAACGGAGATCAATGAAAAGCTGACTGAGCATAGCGACAAGTTTGAGAGGGCTGGACAGATGGAGGTGGCGGAGACTTGCCGTAAATCACAAATCCGCGTGGACGATATTATGTCCCAGTATCAGTCATTTGTGACAAAGAATCGCCATGATATTAATACAGAACGTATTGCAGAAGAGTACAGGGATTTCATGTTCCGTGAGCAGGCTCGTCTGGAGGATGAGTTTCATCGGGCAAATGACTTCCGTACAACTGTTCGTGGCCTGAAGGTCCGTGGTGTGGTACGTGATGAACGTGAGGCACAGGTACGTGTTAAGAAGTTACAGGCACATGATAAGATTCATAATATCTTCTTGGCGGAGGTCGGTAAATGGACGCCATGGGATCCATCTCCAAATAATGTACAGGATCAGGAGTACGCACAGGATGAGCTGAATACACTCATGAAGAAGTACAAGGAGAATGAACAGACCCGTGAACAATTCTTTGAGGAGCAACGTAAGGCAAAGCGACCTGCTGGCTCTGCAACTGGAGGTGCAGGTAGTGCAGGTGTTGTGAATAAGGTGATTGAGGTTCTCCCTGCAGAGAATGCAAGTGTAGATGCGTCAGGTAATAGTGTTGTAGAAGTGGCTGATCACAGCAGTATGTTTGATGCACCGGGTGATCTGGCACTTCAGCGACGCATGGCATCAGGTGCTGGTGCAAGTGCAGGAACAGGTGAGTCAGCTGATGCATAAATAGAGTGCATATAGATGGTTTATTAATATATATTGAATATCATACATATATAATATTCAATATAACTTTTGTCAAGACTGATTTATGAGAAGTAACCGCTAACCTGTTCCATGCTAGGAACTGTCAGTTTCTGGCAAGTCTGAGACGTACCATCACAGAATTCACCCTCTGGGCATGGTGCACCACTGCCATTTGGAGAGCGACAGATATAGTTTGTATTGCGGTCAGGGACATATGACATATCCATTGCATTTTCATCACGCATTACCTGTGGGCTTGGCTGAGACGGCATTGAATTCTCAAATCCAGAGACGGAACGCACGAGAAGACGGACTGCCCATGGAAGAAGAACAACAGTTGCAACTAGAAGTACTAGCATTGTAACAAGACCATATGGAGCTACTTTACGAGCCATTTCTATGAAACCCGTAGAATTTTACTTTATCATGTAGGTTAATATCTATCTGGGCGAACAGGTAAATCAGATAGAGCGGGTAGAACTGGTGCTACATCTGTTTTGCAATATCCATTTATGCATCGTAATCCTTCGGGACATACACCACGACCAGGCCCACAACCACCTAGATCAATAAATGTTTCTGACCATGGTTGTGGTAGAATATATACATACAAAATCATAATAATTACAATTGCACCAAATACTATTCCCATAGTTGTTCGTAATTTGTCCATTTACTCTATATTATGGGATGAGAATCCTATGTCTTTCGCACTGTAATGGCAGGCCCCTTTAACTTCTTCATAGAGGATGGATCATAATCGTTCACTGCAGCTTCATCCTTGTCACGATAATGAATCGCAGAATGATTCCAAAATTCAGGTGCACCAATTCGGAAATCTCCGTGAATTTCGGCCTTGTACCAGAATATGAGATCTTCCATTTTGTTACTTGAACTGTTATTATTGATAACAAGACATTCATAATTTTGTGTACATTGATCCATGATTTGGCAGAAGAATTCAAACGATGGAAATGCAGCACCATAGTTATCAAAAATACGTTTACGATTACTCAAATATGGTTCGCGAAGAATAAATACATAATCTACATTTGTACGAAGAGCTGGTTTAATACCGAGAGGATACTGCATCGTAATTAAAAAGAACACTTTGAGCCAACGACCATTCATGAAAAGATAACTAATATTCTTATCATATGTCCAACTGTCATCGTACATACAGTCATCAAGAATGAGGAAACTTCTAGGATCGTAACGAGATGCAATATTTCTGTCTTGGTCCTGTTGAATTTTGCTCATGATCAACTTCTGGCGTTTCACAAAGTTTGCTAAAATGATTGGATTGTATTCACCATGAATGAAAAGAGGTGGAATAATTTTCTTAAAAAAACCGTTTGATTCTTCTGTACCTGAGATGACTGTTCCAAGAGGCATATCCTTGTGATGAAAAAGCAGATCTCGGACAAGTGTACTCTTGCCTGTGCGACGACGACCAATAAATACACAAACTGCATCTTGAGGAATGCTTCGCATATCAAATTTCCGGAGATTAACACTCATTGATCCTGCACCTGCACCTCCTGTTGCCATGATTCTATGAACGGATGTGCAAAAATCTGCTCATGTCATCGCGCATTCTCTAGTCAACCATTTGTCTCCGATGTTTGGAGAATGAAGCGTGTCATATCCGATATCCTACATACACCATGTCAGACACTGGATATAACAGATGCTGAGCGTTCCGTATTCGCTTCATATAAACATTTACAGAGATATCATCCTGGGCTTGATCAATTTCAAGCCGATTTTGACAATGATTCATACACTCAAGAGGCATCATTCCCTCTACGATTTAGATTAACACAATGGGAATCAACTGATAATGAAAATATGTACAAGTGTCTACGTAATGACATTCTTTCACCTGATATTTCTGATACAGAAGTGAATGTATTTGTAAAGAAAATTCATCTTCTTGATCCAATAGCAGTTTTACGTAAAGAGTATATTTCTCCAGAACATCCCCTTCTTCCACGGGGTGAAAAGGCATGGCGTACAACTCTTCAGAAGATTCATAGTCCAAATAATCAGGCATATATTGATACAATTGCAAATCATATTCTTAGTAGATTTCGTGAATTGAATCTGACACCTCATTGTACACTGTCATATGGTTCACTTTGTGGAATTGCTGATAACTACAAATTCAGAATATCGGATGACTTTGGAAGTTATCGTCATTGTAAATGGTTCTGGCGTGGTCTTCACTCATCAGGTGCACGTCTTAAGATATGCAAAGATGACAGGGATATTTCAGAGGTGGAAGAATTTAAAGAACTCTATGACACCTATTTCAAACCGCCTGAGTCTCTAGATGATGGGTCCTCTATAAGTGAATTATCATCAAATGAGAATATGAATTTGATTGATATTAATATTGATATGCAATCTGTTAAATCATTTTCATTTGATACAGATAATTTACCAACATTGATAACAACAGATTCAAATCCATCTATGTTTCAGTCTTCTGATTCTGACACTGCAGGTGGTAGTGGAGAGGCAAGTCCAATTCATATTGGAATGAATTTAGAAATGTCTGATAATTCAGATGCTAGTACTGATGAGGAAGATGATGACGATGATGACATAGACAGTGATGCAGACAGTGAATTATCTATTGATATTAGTCTTGAAATTCCAAATATGCCAGTGATTATGGTATATCAAGAGTGTCATGAGGGGACGATGGATTCATTATTAGAATTAGATGAAATTCATGGATATAAACGGGGTACTAAAATGTGGGAGAAGGTGTGGATTGCATGGTTATGGCAAGTCGTTGCAGTATTAGGATTCTTACAGAAATCTATCTGTTTTACACATAATGACCTACATACAAATAATGTTCTTTGGCGATCTACAACAGATGAATTCTTATATTATAAATCAAAGTCTGGAACAGTTTGGCGTGTGCCTACATATGGTAAAATATTTAGTCTAATTGATTTTGGAAGGGCCATATTTCGTATTGGTAAGAAGCTATGGATATCAGATGATCACTGGCCAAACAATGATGCAGGTGGTCAATATAATTTTGGACCTATTCGCAATTTATTTGAACCCAAAGTCTCACCCAATCCATCGTTTGACCTCTGCCGTCTGAGTGTAAGTATGTTAGATGGTCTTTTTGAGGATATTCCAGATAAACGCAAAGGTCGTAACGTACCTATTTTATCAAAAGATGGCTCATGGGTGATTCATGAAACAACATCACAATTATTTAATCTGTTGTATTCATGGACAATAGATGATTCAGGAAAAACTATATATGAAACGCAGAATGGAGGTGAACGATATCCTGGATTTGAACTCTATATTCGTATTGCAAGAGATATACATAATGCAATTCCACGCGAACAGTGCAAGAAGCCAATATTCTCAATATTTGAATATTCTGGAAAAATACCTGATGGAAAAACAGTATATTCTATTGGATGCTAAAAGTATATAAGAATCTCTTATAAATTTATAAATTTATATATATTTAAAATAGTAATATTCAAAATATATATCTAATAGTTTGAACAGCGTCTAAGAATAAATCCTATCTATCTACGCAATGGACCAACCTGTAGATCAAACTCAGAAGACATTGCCCTATGGGTTGATGGAATTGCAGGAAGTGAAATAGAGGGGATATCTTCACCGCTGATTGGGAATTTTGGAAAATAATCAGGTACAAGTGCACCAAGAAGGGCAATTACAATGCTTCCACTGATAAAATCTTGAAGAAATGCACGGGAAGAGTGTGTACGATCGTTATATTTTGTTGCAATGAAACTTAAAATCATAAATACGAATCCGCCAACAATCATCCACGGAAACCAGCGGGGGAGCTCCATCATTGAGATATATGCCGAGAAAAACACATGCCGTTTAGACGAGTACTTCATAATCATCTGGCTCAGATGCTGGTGCGGAATCAAAATCGTCTGATGACTGGCCTTGAGGTTGCAATAAATCTTCAATGTCATCTCCACCCAAAGGCTCAGACTCTCCCTCCATAATTTCTAAACCGGGTATATCATCTTCGTCATCATCGCCAATACCATCTTCTAAATTTCCTTCAATTACATCTGATCCATCGGGGTTATGTGAATCAAACATTGCATCCAATCCTGTAAATGTTACATTTGCATGATCATCCAGACGGATAACAGGTGGTTCAGCGGGTTGAATAATTTCATTCCGTGATTCAACTACTGGAGCCTGTACAGGTGGTTCAGGAATGGATTCTGCAACCGGTTCCGAAACAGGTTCATGAACAGGTTCGGGTACATGTTCAAGTTCAGGCTCAGGCTCAGGCTCATGATGATTACTAGCCTCTTGCCGAGAGTCAGATTCATTTGTAGATGTACCATTAGTATGATGAGCAGTGTCGTCTTCACTATCAGATGAGTCTTCATCATTGGAAACAAAATCACGAAGAATTGATTTAACTGGGACAAGAGCACGAATAGCTTGAATAACACCCTCTTGAAGAAGTCCCTCAATAGAACGATAATTCTGCTGTTTTTCAATACTGCTTATATCATCACGAAACAGATAACTAGATCCCCATAGGAGTTTACTTGTTTCACATAGAACTTTAAAAAGAAAGTGCTCTACCTTTGGAACAGTGATATGGACCTTCTTCTGTTTTGATGACACACGAATGGCAGTAAGTACTTTGGTATGTGCAATAAATACTGCAGTTAATAGATCTTCAAGATAATCACAGCCACATGCAGTCTGTAACTGACCTATTTCATTATTCACTTTCTCCATATTCCATTCTGGAATGTCATTCAGAAGTGTCTGGAACTGCCATAAAAGTTTTTTAGAATCACCTTGAATCTGTTCACGTGCCTTTTCAAGAAGTGTTAGAAAGAATTGGAAATAGGCTGGAACAATAAATGCACACAACTGCTTTGTGTATTCAGTACGTGCGTCGGAATAGACGGAGACAATAGAATCACTCATCTTGGCAGAAATCTAATGTCTAGATTTTAAATATTAAGTCCAAAACAGACGCTGATTTATGGATTTATGCAGGTGCATCTGCAGATAAAGCATATCCTGCAAATGCCCAGAGTGATCCTGAATTCTCACAACATTCGCCATAATCAAAAAGTAAATTCATATCTGCTTTATTCTCAAGTGTATATGAAATAATTGTTTCTGGATTATACCCTTTAGATATATATTCAGGAATAGAATCAGCCTTTGCCGTAGAGCATACTTCACGTTCTTCACGACGATGTGTTAACATATATTGCCATGTGTCTGGCATACGAATCTGTAAATCTATACAATGTTGCATTCTACGATATGAATATTCGTAAGGTAACATATAGTCTTTAATTTCATCTAGATTGATATCACGTATATCATGAGCATAGTCTACAAGATCTTGCCAGGTAGGCATATATTTACGTAAAATAGTACAGCGGGAACGAATAGGTTCTTGTAATTTACTTGAATCACGACATTCTAATATAAATTGAACCTGTGGTGCATGAGTTTCAAGAATTCGTCGTAGAAATGCCTGTGCTTCTGGTGTTAGATCATCTGCACCCTCCAGCCATAGAATGGCAGGTTCTGTTCTGCGTCCCCAAATGTGCAATTTCTGACGACCATCACGAAGAGTTCTATCTTTGCGACATGGGCAAACAAATAATTGACGATTTCGTCTTTCTGCATATTTCTGAATCCAATAACTTTTACCACATCCAGCTGGACCAGTTAGAATCAGTGCAGATTCAGATACATATTCTTCCAATGTATTTGACATACTTATTAGAAGAATCTGTTAGAGTGGTTTAGACTGTTATCTTAGAACAGAGATGTACAAATCAGTCCTCTTAAATTACCATTAATAAATAATATATTAAACTTCATATTTCAGATGTCCCTTAGCTAAAGGAACAGTTAACTGCTACAGTCTTAGATGATATAATTTAATCCATGTATATCTTCATAGGAACGCACACGTTTTGGATTCTGAATATATGAAATAATGATTGACTGATTATCTGGTGATGGAATGATAATATATGGCATCTTTGCATAGAATTGTACTACATTATAGACTGTACTCCATTCAACCTGTTCAGGCAGAGAATGTTTATATATGACTATAAATGGCTCTTTATGATTAAGTAGAGATTGTATATATATATTGAGTGACATTAGATCTAATTATAAATAGGTCTTTACACTGATATCTTAACGCGTCTGATTCTGACTCTGTCTTGCCAAAATCTCTTCATATTCTCGCAATACCCTATCATCATGTTCAGCATTTACATGAATACTCTGCATCAGAGGATTACTTACAACAGAGGACACAATTTCATTCTGATTGCGTTCACGACTGACATCTAGACGCAATGGAACTCTATATTCTACACGCCCAATATCTCCTACACCAGGTGTAATACCGCCTCCACCAATTGGACGATTGACACTCAATGCACGATCATTAATTACATCTGTATCTAGTTTCTTGGATGACTGTTTACCAGGGTCACCTGTAAAGACTGCTACATTGCCAGACCCAGCAATTGGCTTGCGACCTTGTGCAACAACCTCCTTATTTGGATTTGTACGCATATTATATGCAAATGCAGTATCCATACCATCCTGTGATGCAGCCATAGAGGGTCCATACCAACCAGGCTGTGCAGACAGTTGCTGTTTCTGAGTTGGACGGGCAATATCATCAGGATCATATACTTTGAGACGTGTAGGTGCAGATGCAGGTGCAGCAATACCAGGACGATCACGATAAATTGTCGTCTCCTTCACTGTTGTTCTAGCAATATCCTGTGGGTCCCAAACTGTTACTGCAGGTGCACCACCTTCATATCGCACAGGTGTGCCTGTAATACGAATTGCACCAACTGTCTCTGCACGTCGTGTCGGGCGTGCTGAATCCAAGAATGGTTGTGTGACCTGGCCTGAATCTGCTGGAACAAGATTTGTTGCAATTACACGTTCAGATGTTTCATTACGCTCATTTGGACGCATTTCAATAGATGATTTTCCATAATCAGCAGTTGGACCACCGACTACTTTGGTATAGTATCCTTCCATATTTGCATTACGATAACCCGCACCTCCATACTGCTGTGTCATAGGTGAACGGTATGAACCAGAGACATAACTCTGTCCTGCTTCCTGAGAAGCAGCAATACCTCCATACTCTACTGATGTTTCAGGACGTGCAGTGTGTGGCAGAACTTGCACAGGACGTACCGCCTCTTTAATCAAATCACCTGTTGTGACAAAGAAACGTTCACCCGTCTCGTCTACATAGAAGCGATCAGGGCGATATTTACGGACTTCACCTGCATTGTCAGCATGTGTTGCTACATAGTGCTGACCTGGAACAACAGGTGTATTAAATGTCTGTTTTGGATTCGTAGCTACACGAAGTTCATCTGTATCTTTGGGACGCATGATTTCATTGACTTCAAGTTGTTGGAATCCGCCCTTGCCAATTAGACCGAACTTCTCACCAACACCTGCTCCAACGCGAACTGGTTCAAATGGACGTTCGCCATTTCTTGCGATGGGAGCATCAATGCGACTTTGAATAAAATCGGTGTTGTCCTCCATGCCAAATGGATTTCCAAACGGAGCACGACTTGCTTCAAACATATTTTCAACTTCACGTTTCTTTATCTGAATAGATCCACCTCCATTGTACATGTCAAGTCGTTGTTGATTTGCAGAGGGTGCAATATTCTGTTTGATGCGACCGCCAAAGAAGGGTTGCATATTATTATGTTTAAAGTCAGTTGCAGGTATACGTTGACCTGAGAGTGGTGAAATAACATAATCACCATCTACGTACACTGGCTGTTCTTCCACATTATCCGAACGAAATTCAACCATTGGTTTATTTGAATCAATTGGTTGAGGCTGTGCATGTGAATCCGGAGGTGCATTGGGTGCTAATGGTGGAATTTGTGTTGCATAACCGAGAGGCTGACCATACGGTCCAGGATTGGGTTCACTCGGATATGTTTTTCCATTTGGGGTTTGATACATCATATCCAATTCGGGTCCAAATCCAACTGCTGACCCTCCACGAGGTGCCATTGTTAGAGGCTCTGTGTTTGGTCCACGCTGTGCATTCGTCTGAAATCCCTCTGTTTGTGGTGTTATATCACTGGAAGTATCTTTCTGTGAAAATTTAGTAACAAGATATCCTCCTACGCCTAAAATACCTGCTACAAGTACCGCCTCCATACTACCTTGTATAGGGCATTAAATATAGAATAAAAACTGCATACAGTAAAGATGGGAAAACAGGCTCTGGATCAATACAGCTTATTGCATTTTAGCATTGGAACAATTGCATATTTCTGGAGTGTACCGTTTTGGATTGGGCTTATTATTCATATGCTGTTTGAATATCTTGAAAATACACAAACAGGCATTTATTATATTAATAAATATATTATTGATACTGGTTTATTCAACTGGCCTGGTGGCAAACATGTTCCCGATATTACCATAAACACTACATTTGATAATATTCTTTTTGCAGTCGGATGGATCGTTGCATGGGGGCTTGATAGAATGGGTCACATTAGGAACTGGTATTAGGCATATACTTATCCAGAGTAGTTGGGAATATGTGAAGGTACTGAAGAGATACGTTGGCTCTCGCCCCCTTTAGATACCCAACAGGATGCAGATGAATGTGTATTATATCTCTCCTTGTCAATATCACGGCTTGGAATGAAAAAGTCAAACGGTGTTTCAAATGTCTCCTGGGGATTGTGAAACAGCGGTTGCCAGCGATTCCATCCAGTTGCACGCAGTGTGCATGGTGGATCAACTAATCGTGCAAATGTCATAGGAACAACTTGATCGGATGCATTCTGTGTACCGAGTTGATTCATTGTATTTGTAGATGGATTGTACTGTGCTTCATCGCAACGTACACGTGTACCAAGACGTCCAATTCCACGCAAATCAGATTCCACATCAGTACGCCACTGTCCGCTTACCCAGCTAGCACCACTTTTCTGAAGACGAACTGTTGGATTTGCAGGAAATGTTGTAGGACAATTCATGGCCGGGGGATTGAGGATATAACGACTTGCATATGTACGAATACGATTATCATCCGCTTGATGAAAATCATCATATCTATTTCGTGTAAATGCCTGTTGTTTTGGTGGACAAGACATACTTCTCTCCTTTCAATTGCGTTAATACTTCTCAGGATTGGCACAAACCTCTGACTTTAGAGGTGTAGGTGCAGGCATACCAGGATAGGCCCACATCTGGTATGTAGGAAGATGCTGTGGGCGAATATCAATTGATTGATGTGTTTTCAGATTTGCACGCTCCAGTGTAGATGATGTTGGATTTGGAGGTTGATACTGTCTTTGTGGGCAAAATGTATTTGGAATATTAATTCCACGCAAATCTGATTCAAGATCAACCATATTTCCCTTTATAAGACTTACTTCATTACCTCCAACTAGACCCAGAATATGTCTCTGTGGAGTCGGATTAATTCGCTGTGTAACCTGGTATGTATATCTCTGCTGATTTTCAGTACTCTCCCATGGATGTTCCGCTGTAGGCTGGAAAGCTTCATTCAATGATGTCATCTGCAGAATTCCCTATTCATTGAATGAAATTTATTATACACATACAATAACATACCATAACATACCTTAATTTACTATATCATAATTATAACACTTTAGCAGTTAACATCGCGTAGATAGGAGCGTGTCGGAATACCACCGTGAATCCAGCCAGGTGCTGCAACTTCCTGTACAAGATTGCTAGGCTTCTGTACATTTTCTTTCAGAATTGGAATCATTGGTGTATACTGTTGATCAAAGAACTGTTCAGTAACTGTGCCACATTCCTTACCCATACGTACCTGTTCTGAATGCTGTAATAGACTCTCAACATCAGAATTGCCACGTCCACCTGCCATATAGGGTACTGTCAAGAATGGACGTGCCTGTGCACGTGTCATACACCTATTGTTCTTGAATCCAGGCTGATTACGTAGAACAGAGTCTGCATCAATTGCAGCATTATTGTATCCAAAGCCTTCACGTGCATATACAAGTAGCTGATCTACGGCCACTGGATTTACACCGGATGCTCTGGGAACAAGATTTGTAGTCATATAACGACCAGGTCCAACTGATTGCGAATAGTACGATTGAAGTCCACACTGATCGTCACGTGCGTGTGTCATGCGATTAATGCTCCAGGATGCCATGTCTTCTATATGAATATATGTATAAAAAAGTATAATATTATAGTAGAAACACTGATGGTATCACATAAAAAGCAGAGTATAACTGGAAAATTCTGTAGATGTATAAAACGTGTACAAAAGACGAGAAAGAATAAGAGTGAATCACCCGCGATAGCTATATGCGTGCGTTCAGTTCTGGGATCACGTGGTCGGACATTGAAAAAGTTTACATGCCGTGGTCGTAATCCACGTGTCATTACACAAGCCCCTTTACAGAGGCGGGGTGGTGGCTGTGGTTGTGATGGATTCCCTATTCCAAAAATAGCATGAAATATTATGGACCTCTTCCCCTGTGAATAGGAACAACACGTAAAGTAATCATATTTTCTCCATCCTCTACAATATTTTCTTTTGCAAATACCTGTACTCGTTCGGGAATTATACCACCTCTCAATATATTTTTATGTATATATCCACATGGTTGTTTATTTTTATATACAATTATTTGACCAGTATTATCTTTATTAACATCTAATAGTTCTCCAATTATAACATAATCTAGTATATGTTGAATTGATTTGACATTGCATAATAAAAAACTTGTAACAGGTAAACGATATCCAGACATTAGCTCTTCTACAAGATGTAGTGAGCAAAACCTTTATTCTGATTCTGCAGATTCATCATGCAATGTCCATGTATATTTTCCACAATCACACCCATCTTTTTTATCATAACATCCGTCACTGTCACCTAGAATAGAGCAAACTAACTGATATACAGCTTTGCGATATATAGTAATTATAACATATATACCCTTTGAATTATATGAATCTTTCATATTATATGTATCCTCCATTTCAATAAGTAAGTTACCATCAATGGGTCGTTTCACACGTCGTATACTGATTTCAACATGACCATCTATAATTGTTTTCAAATAATTATAGATAGATCTAATTCTTTTTTCAATCGTAATTGTTTCAAACTCGGTCAATTGTTTATCCTTTGCATGACGAATTTCAGACCGAGCTAGACGAATTTGTCGTTTGAGTTCTGCTCGTTCTTGATCAAGAATCCGTTGACGTTCCAACAGATGTTCATGAGTCTCAATAAGTTCGTTCATTGTATGTGTTATTACGAATTAACTATGAACTAACTCTATCAAATTTTAAAGGTCCTGGTTGAGCCATGTAACAGGGCCACCATCCGTACCTGCAAGACATGCATCACGACCACCCTCTTTGCAAGTCTTTCCAGGTATTTTATAGAGCCAATTCTGATAACTATCACGATCATTCGGTATAGATGTGCTCGGCTGTGTTACAAATTGTCTCTGACTCTGATTTCTACCAAATACGTCTGTTGGATCACTGAACCACTGTACACGGAAATAATCATCTAGAGTCTGTTTGACAGAGGGATCTCTAACAGATGCAGCGGGTGCACGATCAGGTGCGTATTTATATTCATCCAGTAATATATTCATAAATGGATTACGAGCAGTTGGTGGAGTATAATCAGGCAGAGATGGACCACTGTAATTAGCAACATCCATATTAGGAAGTGTTGCTTCTACGCCAACAATTCGTGTAATAATTCCAGGATCGGCAACTGCCTTTGGATTTGTAAATCCTTCACCACGTCCTTCACGTCTTGCTTCATTTGCAACCATTCTATCACGTGTTACATATGAAGATACAGTGGGTGTTAATGCAGTCTCTTCAATTGTGGTGACAACACGTGGTTCACTTGTTACATATGTTGATGATGTCATAAGAATAATAAACCCAATAATACATGCAAAGAATACACTCAGTACAAGTGACATTGTTCCGCAGAGGGGCATCCCAACAAATCCTACAAGAACTGCAATTAGCAGTAGCCGGATAGCAAAATTCCAGACCTGATTAGGGCACTGTGGATCATATTTCATTGTAAAATTTTTAAATAATACAAGCGGATCTTTCCAGAAGGGTGTTTCACAGTATCGCATAGTCCGATATACCTATTTATAGCTCTATTTCTTCTTGCGACCACCACCCCTTGTAGGTTGCTGTGGTACCTGTGTCCCTGATGCAGCGGCACGTCTGGCCTCCAATTTTGCACGTAGTCTTTGTTGAACCAGAGACAGACGTGCAGAACCCTCGCGACCAGCAGATCTTGCAAATTCCATGTCTTCAAATCCAAACATGCCCTTTAGAGATTCCATGACCTCTACGAATTCAGGATTACTAGAAAACTCTCGCATCAGTTCCTCGGCTTCACGTGCAATCTCCTGTGGACGAATCTGTCCAGATTGAACCTTCTGTTGGAGACGATTTCCAATCTTCTTAATTGTTGTTTGAATTGCACCAGGATTTTGTGTGAAGACGTGAATGAGCATATGTAGAGCCCGGGACGGGGCACGTTCACATTCCTCAATCATTTCTTGTGTGAGTCCCAAATCTTCAGGACGAATATCGCGTACAATTTCCTCTGCTAGTTTTGCCAAATGACCTTTCAAAAACTTTTTAGGTAGCTCGGGCATTTTAAAACCACCTGATGCATCCTGTACAGGATTACCACTTGCATCCATATTCATTCCAAACATACGACCAAATTTGTCCATTAATCCAGAGAAGTCCAGTGAACTCAGCTTATCACGCCATTGACCCATCATAGAGTCCATCCATGATCGCATGGCAGGATCTGGCTCCCCTGTGGCATCTCCACCAGCACCACCCATTGGAGTAGAGGGGAATCCCCTCTCCAAGAAACAGCACATGGAGAGAAGTTGCAAATATTCCCAAATTGCACTGCGAGTGGCTTCACTAATTCCAGTCCATGCACTATCGGATAGAGTGAGACCTGGTAGAATTGTTCCAGGATTTACCGTAGGTTCAACTGTCATGCCGACTACACGGATCTCATTTTGAAAACGAGTGAGGCGTTCATCTGGAGAGAGGGCAATTGCTGACCTAATCTGAACCTCAAATTCTGGAAATGTTTCAAGAAGCTCACTGGTATACTCATCGTATTTGTCTTGAAAGAGGGATACATGTTGATCTGATGCGTCTGTCGCCATTCTTTAATCAAGCACATGCTATTCCCTTAAATCTTTTTCACGCAGTTGATGGTGGAAGGTGGAGGCATTCTGCCCCCACACCCCCCCCTTTATAACAAAAATAGAATATTGTATATCTCCACATTTTAACAATTCATCCGAGGGGTGTGGGGACAGGATGTCTCCACATATTAACAAATCATCCAAGGGGTGTGGGGACAGGATGTCCCCACTTTATTCAATCACCATCGGAACACCAAGTCCACTACACTTCTTTGCAATTTCATGCATTCCATCCATTCCAATATGTCCTGTTCCCATCATGGCATGACGATCCACACAGGATCCACATGGTGTTGCGGAATCATTATAATGAATTAATTTAAGAAGATCTGAATGCTTTGCAACTGTATCAATATATTCAATGGGCGAGTGACCACATGCAAAGACGTGGCATGTATCTAGACAAATTCTCAAACGGGGATCATTAAAGCTCTGAACAAATTCAATAAATTCAGAAACGCCCTTTAGCATTTCTGTACCCTGACCTGCAGGAGTTTCAAGGAGTAAAGGACACGATGGCGAAGCATATTTGAGTGCTTTTGAAATATTCATTCGCATATTTTCAAGAGCATCAGTGTATGCCATAGATGTAGATTTTCCTACATGTACAACAACACCTTTACATCCAACTGCAGATGCATATGCTAGATTCCTCTTCAATAATTTTGTATTCCATCGTGTATCATCAGTAGGTCTATGTGCAAGATTAATAATATACTGGCTATGCACATAGAGTTGTGCATTATGCTTGTGAATAAGCGAAGAGGTTGCAGCCAAATCAATTGGATGAAGAGTCAATGTAGATGACTGCGGGCCACCCAAGAAGATTTGATATGGCTTACTAAAATCGGGAATTGAATGAATGGTCTTAACAAGTGTCTTTTCCTTTTTCATATGAAATCCTATCCTGAATTCCTCGCGTATGGCTGAACCCACAATCATATCATTGTATGCATCTCTCTGAAGTCGTTGCGATGTTTCATTGAGCAGATTGAGAAATGCTGCACGACCCTTCCAATCTGACACCGAGTGATGCCAGACTGCCTTCTGTAGAGGAAGAACAAGATAGATATCTGACACGGTTGTATCAATGGCCGCATATGAGAATACCTGATAGATGAAACTCTGCCAATTATCTTTTAGCATTCCAGTCAACTTTATCTCAAATATCTGAGTCTCTGTACGAGCATCAGGATGACCCTGTACATAGGTGGATGTAATTTCACTCTCACCGTGTATCTCTCCTCGTGCGACTGCCTCCAATTTTCTACGCGTCTCAATCAAGCAATCTAGGAATGGCTGGGTCGTCTTACTCTGTCTAACTTTTTGGATTTCAATATCGGTTGTTTCAGGTGCATTATTGAGAATAGATTTACGAAGTGCATCCATTGTGATTTGATCTATTGGTAGCCGAAGTAGATCCTCGGCGATAAATCCGAGTTTGGAATATGTCTCTCCGTCAGGAAGAATATTCAGAATTGCAGATGGATAGCGAGCAGTCTCCACATCTGGAACCTTGATAGTCTTTGCGGATGGAAGAAGTTTCTTAAATGCATTTCGTGTAACTGTATCCATTCGTGTAAGAATTTCACGAACACGGAGTTGATTCAAAGAGGGTGCGGACATGGTGCTTGGATACCTGTATCATGCATGTGGGCAAGTGCATCAATTTTTGCTAATTTCAGGGTTTCTATTTACAAAAATAATATTAATTATATATGAAATATATGTAATATTATATATTAAATTGGATTCTACTCGTATTTTAATGAGATGCCAAGTACATTATTTAACACTACCAACTGCTTTGGAGATGGATGTGCATGACCTGACTCAATATCACGAATTGTATTTTTAGGAAATGCACACATCATGTTCAATGTCTTTTGATCCAACCCTTTTTCACTCCGAACCGAAATTATTTTACGACGAGACTCATCATTCAGACGTTTAATAGTTGGAACTACAATATTATCACTATCAAGTTCACGGGCAATTCTGGCCTCATGTGAAATAACAGGATGACATCCACTACCACTGGAATTCAATAAATTATATGCAGGATTACGCTTTGCACGAATAGTAACAGTTTCCCAATCTTGATGCGACATATTATTTCTGCATCCTGCAGTAACCTTCTTCTTTAGATTCAAGTTTACTGACCACGTGCCTTCTCAGCAAGTACACACAGGACACGCAGATACTTCCAAATAGCTTCACGTGTGGTTTCAGTAAGTGCACCCCAATGACGATCAAAGATAGAAAGGGCACTAATCATTTCATTAAACTGACCAGTGATCTTTGCATGTGCCACACGTTGAACCGTCTCAATATCCTTACGTGCAATGGCTTCATGTAAATCAGTATATACATGCTCAACAAATAGATCCAGAATAAGTCGTGGATTGACCTTCTTTGCACCTTTAATTGCCTCTAGACCCATCTGAACATCACGCTCTCCAGGCAGAACCTGGCATAGCTCCTCAAAAAAGTTAATCAATTGGGTATTAAATGCAGATAGAGCAGACATATTTACTTACATAGTCATTACATGAAATCTTTAAATTAACATACACATTAATTGAAGAAAAACGGTATAAGGAAATAGTGTCTTCCATGAATAGAAATATCTGAAATGGGGTCTACAATTTCATATTATATTTATGGTACAACCGATGCTTCTGATAATATAGTATCTCAGGATGCATCTGGGAATCGCGTAGAGGATGCATCGGGAAATGTGTTATCCCATGATGCATCAGGGAATCGTCTAATCATAGGAGATGCATCAGAAAATGTGGTATCCAATGATGCATCTGGGAATCGTATAAAAGATGCATCAGGAAATGTGGTATCCAATGATGCATCTGGGAATCGTATAAAAGATGCATCAGGATGTGTAATTACACGAGATGCATCGGGAAATGTAGTTATTCAGGATGATGCAACCACTTCTGCTCCTGTAGTTGTTCCTACCCCAGTTTCAGTCCCAATCCCAATTCGGTTCACTCCGACAGTCACATCTCAACTTGTACCACCTGCAAGAGCCACAACTAGTTTATCTGTGTCTCCACTCAATTCTCATAATATTCATATTGTGAGACGGCATAAGGGGAGAAAAGCTCATTGACGAGCAACTCGCTTTGGAATACCTGCATCACGCTGTGACATATAGGCTTCCATCTGCTTGTCAAGTAATTCCTCTTTTTTACTTCGCTTTCCAGAACTGTCCGTCATCTGAAATGTTGATCCCTCTTTCGTTCCTACACTGGTACTACCCTGTAGGAACGAAAAACCATAAAAGTTACCAATACCCGATGCACCACCATTTCCCTGTGCAGATGTATCAGTATCAATCATTGAATATGAATCTCCAAATGCTGAACCCATTTCTGAAACAAGCGGTTCAGGTTCCGATGGTCCAGCACTTGCACCAGCACCGCCTGATGCTCCACCACCTTGACGACTTCCACCTCCATCACGTAGCTGTCTCTCTTTCAACCAGTTGAATACATCTGCGTCTACTCGTGGCTCAGGCTCTCCAGAAATAACAAGTGTCGGAACTTTCTTTAACCATGAGGGCAATTGTGGTCGTGTCGGAGATGGATCAACACATACAAAACGGAATTCACCCCTATACGGCGTTTGACTGAGTTCCGTAATAAATGCTTTTGACCAGTCGCAGCGATTTGAATAGAAACAAATATGAATAGGTGCACGACTCATTACTGTTCCCTCTTTTCCAAGAAAGGATGATATGAAATGATAAACTACGCACAGCAAGAAAATTGAGTCATTCCCCCTCCATAAACAGCTTAATAGACAACTGTCTACTTTATAGAGATTAGAGCACAAATGGAGTTCCAAAATGTTAAACAATCGGCACCCAACACATATACGTTCACATTGGTACCTACGCATGTGACATATGCAAATACTCTTCGTCGTTTAATTATGACTGGAGTTGAAACAGTAGGATTTCGTGCAGATATGACATCTACTGGCACTACAACAGATGTTACAATTCGTGAAAATACTACCCCTATGACGAATGAGATGCTTGCTCATCGTATTGGCCTTCTACCCATTCATATTCAAGAGCCCCTCAAATGGGATGCAGATCGCTATTCATTCAGTTTATCTGTAAATGGTAATAATGATACTCCTACAGATGTATTTGCAAGCGATATTATTGTGAAAGAGCGTGTACCGACAGAGGATGAGCCTGTAACTGTTCCAACGGAACGATTCTTTCCACCCAATCCAATTACAGGTGATACCTGTCTGATTGCAACACTCTATCCAGGTGAATCTCAAAAGCTCAGCTTTGTAGCGAAAGCGACCCTTGGAACTGGTCGTGAAAATGCACGGTTTCAACCTACATCACAATGTTCATATGAATATACACGCGATACGGATCCTGAACGCAGAGAAGAGCTATTTACGAAATGGCTCACTGTTGCAAAAAAAGTCAGCCCGGATTCACTAGAAAAGGAGTCTGATAAATATCAGACACTTCTACGGGAATTTAATACAATGGAAGTAGCCCGTTGCTATCTACGCGATGAGTCAGGTGAACCCTACAGCTTTGATTTCACAGTTGAGTCAGTTGGACCTTTGAACGTTGACTATATTGTACAGCGTGCATGTGAAGTCGGTGAAGCCATGGTCGCACGGTATGTAAATTTGGAAAAAAGCGATATTCCAGAGGAAATGCGAATTATGCCCTCCAGTAGTCGTATTCTAGGATTTGATTTCCTTATTCGTGGACATGATCATACTCTGGGAAATCTGTTACAAACATATCTTGTAATGAATCATGTAAATCCTTCAGAGGGTAAAACAAAAATTACATATGCAGGATACACTGTTCCCCATCCTCTGCGCGATGAAGTTCTGATTCGCATTGGTGTAGAGGATGGTGCTGAGGGAACTGCACGAAAGGCATTTGCAGAGGCATGTCGTGGTTGTGCAGATATTCTTCGTCAAATGAAGTCAGCATGGATGCGTGCAGTTGGTAGACAACCCCGTGCACTCTCTGTCCGTCGTAAGACTCCAAAGCAGACGGCTGTCAATACACTGACTGAGGCTGCACAACAAATTGCAGAACGTCAAGGTGCAGTGAATTCGCTTGTAGGGACTGCTCGTCGTCTCGCCGAAGAAGATGATGCATAAACTATACTAACTATTGATATATAATATAACTCTGATTATATACTTATTATATTAAAATATGTAAATAATTATATATTTTAATATTTCAAATTAGGATTTACAAATGAATTCAAGTCAACTTACACGATATAGAGCGTCTCATAATATATCTGCATTCTATGAAACTATTTCTCGCACCGGCCAGCAATCATCTTATGAAATTCGTGAAGGTGCAAGACCACTTATTTTACGAAATAATATACTTGTTCCCGCAATAATTCCTACTGAATCTATTATCAATGATCTGAAATCATATCCAATTCTAGATTCTATTTTATCTGCATTTACCATATTTTTACAGTGGATTGTATCAAATGGACTAGGTCCAACAGTTACTTCTAGAGTATTATACATCTGGAATATGGCATTGTCTACGGCATGGACATGGATTCAAGAACGATCATACCCTTTGCCTCTCCAAGGTATTCATGATAATTGGAATTGGGATAAGCATGCTACAAATATTTTATCTGAAAAATATTGCTATGTCTGGATGAATCATGCTATGGCAGAAATGATGGAAGATGCATTTCCAGGAATATCTATGAACCTGATTCTCTCTACTGAGCGATCTGTATGTGGTTGGACAGAAATAACTCAGACGGCAGAGAATTTGGCTGCACGATCACTCGGCAATTGGTCCGAGTTCATTCAACTTTGGAAAAGCTGGTTGACAATCCGAAATGATGACGGTGCTCTGAATGCAATCCAGACGCAACCAACAAGTGATAAAGTTCCAAATATCGGCCAGGAGATTGAAACGGATTCCTCAATCATACCATCACTTGCCGATCCAAACGGATGGACACCTCTCAAAATTCCTGGAAAGATACGTCAGAAATATTTGACTTATAGCTGGGATTCTGTTCAATCAACCGGCATCTCCCCCTCTGCTGAAGAGGTGATAGATACAGTTGCAGATGCACTCTATATTCCTCCTGGATCTGCTCGCAATGAAGAAATAGATGCAGTTATTTCTATTACAGCATCTCTTACAGATTCACAAAAGGTCATTGCTGAATTCTGGGCAGGTGGACCACAGACAGTAACTCCTCCTGGAATGATGGCATGGATCTGGAAAGAGTATGTACGGTCACAGGCCAAATTGCTGCCACTCACAAAAGTCATCTTTTCGGGTCTAGATCTTGCTATTCATCTCTTTGAAGGATCCCGACTGACATGGAGAAATAAGGCACGAAAAGTACAGTCACGACCAATTCAAGAAATTCGTATACGATATGCATCGGATTCACTTTCATCATGGAATGGCGAGACCGTGTTAGGTGCACTCTGGATGCCCTATCAGGAGACTGATTTTGTAACACCACCTTTTCCTGATTTTCCATCAGGCCATAGTCATTTCTCACAGGCATTTGCAAATACAATGAAAGCATGGTTTGGAGATGAGATTCCTGCAAAGAAGATTTTGAAGACGGATCTTGTTCTACTTTCACCTGCGTTTGCTGAAACTCCCAATCAGACGGGTTCAGTTGGAGAATATACGTTTCCAACTGGTAAAAGTCAAATACAGTCTGGAAGTGTTCCTTCAACTGACATAACTCTATCATGGACAACATGGCAAGATATGGCTGATTCTGCGGGTATATCACGACTCTATGGAGGTATTCATTGTCTCTCTGCTCATACATCTAGTCAAGCTATTGCAAATGCACTTCATACAGAGTTAGAGAGTGTATGGGGATTTAGACGATAAGATGGAAGCATGTACCTAATTTGAAGAGCTTATATAGAATATCCACTGAAATGAATATTCTTTATACTTTTATTCTATCTGCAATTTCACCTATCATATCGTCAGGATTAACATGCATGTCCGAGAGCGGTCAGCTATCCGATTGGTGGTTTATTTCAAAAGAGCCAAATGGTATACAATATTTATATAATAATGAGCTATCTTTGTACAGTCTTAATGATACAACAGAGGGTGCACTTGCTCAGACTCTAACACAGTTATGGTCAGATTCATCCACTCTCGGTTATGTAATTTTTAATGATGAACCCGTTAATCAACCAGTTTCATTCACATGCGGTCATACAAAAGGTATATGGGCATGGAATACAGAGGAGCAGAATGGATTTATTCTGTCTCATTCTATTCCAATATTTCCAGCAGGTCCATCGCAGACTTCAGATTATCAAGGTCTCAATTCTAATGCATGGACATATGCACAGAATATGATATGCATAAGTATTTCATTAGATACACTTGCATCTCTTTCTCAACTTGCAGAATTAACAAATGCGAATATATATGACTATAAAATCCCACTAGGAACACCTGACACTCTCTCTAATTTTGCAAATAGTGTTACGATAAAGACTCCTATATGTAATTATACTCATTTTAATACATCAGCAGGACAGTCTGTCATATATTTTGCAAAATCGGGAGAATGGAATAATGAACTCTACGCATCATGTATTGCACCTATGCTCTCATCCAATCTTTTTGTAGAGTCATGGATACGTGGTAGTGCAGAAGGACCATCCTGTAATGGAACACAGACGGTGAATAACATTCAAGAGCTGAATTTGAATTCAGTATTTGAATATAATGAAAAGAATGATCATAGTAAGTGGGTAGTTACAGACGATGGATCCATTTTCTGTTCTGCAGATATTAATCGGATGACAACACAATATGTACGCGGTGGAGGAGCATTCTGTCTTCAGAATTCAGATCTTGGCAAGACGATGTTAGGATATATTGTATCACATGATACATGCTAGATGGATTTCACATCAACCAGCTTCTCTCCTGGTTTATCCTCTAAATGCTTATTTGTATCTGATGTATTTATTATAATATTTGTTGATTTTGAATCTGCTTCTACCGAAATAGCTTGATCAACTACAATCGCAGGACGAGACTCTTCTGCCAGTTTTGTAATCTTCTCACTTATGCTCTCATTTGCAACTGTCCGTTTAAGATGTGCTTTTAATTCATCAGGAACAGGTAAATTATTAATAAGATCATGTGGAGACTTTGCCACTGCGATAAGACTTTTTGCCGACGGAGGAATAAGCGATTCTGGATTCATTATTTTTGACTTAATTGAATCAGACACTGGCAAATCTTTAATAACACTATTCAATTTACTACGATGTTTCAATGCACTTGTAATAAGTCCTTTCAGACTTCCACCATTCTTAAAATGCTTGACAATAAATGCCAGTCCACCCGCTGCTACACCTGCAACAGCAACACCTCCGAGAATTGTGGCGGTATTACCTCCCTGTGCACTAAGTGCACCTCCTGCAAGTGTACCATTGTTAGGATCATAGGATGGATATGCAGTCATAAAATAAAGAGGGGTGCTTGAAGGACTCACATTCAACGGACTCGTTGTTGGCCACGCTGTTACCATAAACAGAGGTGTACCAGATGGTGTGATTGTAGCTGAAGGAGAGCGGGTTGGAAAGAGTGTTACAAAATACATGGCAGTGCTTGACGGCGTCTGTGTTGTGGTTGGTGTTGGTGTTTCAGACATAGATGCAGTCTCTTGGCCAACTGCAAAATTCACACCACATGCCTGCGGGGTATAGAGTGTTCCTTGGTATGTACATAATGGTGATTCGGTTACAGGTCCAAGTGTAACAGTAGACGATCCTCCATTGCATGCGAGGGTGAGTTGAAATGAGCGTGGAGAACAATTCAAATCAGTACTGCCACCTGAATACTGATGATATGTATACAGTCCATTTGAAGAGGTATATGTCTGAAATGTTCCACAGCTGAGATTCTGAGATCCCAGCTGAGTAACTTCAGTATATGGCTGAATCCTGTAACGAGTTCTGGTTGGACTCTCAACAATAACTGTGAGAGGGGAAAGAGTCTGATAGAGTGAATCAGGTCCAAGTACAGATTTAACAATTGTACATAGACTTGCTAGAAGTATTTGCAATAGCATTTCTATTCATGAATTGTATTAATCATTTGTAAATTGAAATCCAGAATCATAGAGTGTACGGAATTGATCGGTCGTCAGAGTGATACTCTCTGTGTCACTTATTCGCAGAATGATTAATTGAGGTTCGGCATCGGATTCTGTTTCAGAGTCAGAACTCTCACCGAGACTTGGTCGCCGAGGACGACGACGATTATGTTCTGATTCTCCATTCTGGCGATTCTCTTGGCTTTGACCTCCGCCACTTTGGCCCCGAAGTTGTAGAAGTTGCGAGATGACTGCAACTCCACTTGCCACGCCTGCAACACCAATCGCAACTCCTGCCATGGCTGTCGCTTTCATGTTCTCTTTTTCTATTTCAATCTGTCTCTGAATAGCCTCTTTCTGTTCAGGAGTTAGTGGCGATGGATTCCGCGAATAAGGTATTTTAATAAATTGTTCTGTTGGCGTTATAGACATAGTATATGGAGATGGCCACATTGTGATCATAGATTTAGGCGTTGTTGATGGAGATTTCTCTGCGGTAGGAGTCATGGTTGGCCAGGCGGTTGCAAATGCGAGAGGTGTTTCAGTTGGCGTTCGTGTCCTGGATGAAGTCCGCGATGGAGTTCTGGACGGAGTCCGTGACAGGGTCCGAGATGAAGTCTGTGAAGGTGACACAGATGGCGATGAACTCATTGTGCCGGAGAGGCTCGGAGTTTTGGATTCAGACGCACTTGGCGTCGGTGATAGTGAGGGATAGATTGCATATCCGTAAATTACGATACGATAGGAAGTACCATCATAATCACAGCCTGTCCCTGGATAGAGTGTCATATCCACTGTTGAAATATTTGCATGTTCTATGATCTGATTTGAAATGGAATATGCGGTTGGTCCATATGATAGATATTCCTCTTCGTTAATTCGCAGATGTATTGTTGTTCCATCACTTATGGGAGGGTTATAGTAAGTATGTGATGCACTAAAATAGATAACATAGGAATGATATGCAAATATATCTGAATTTGTCCAAATAAGACGTGGAACACAATACCCTGCATTTGGAGTGGAACAGCCTGTATCAGTATTTGGATGTATATAATTCGGCTGAATCAGACAATAACTTGAAGGATATTTCCATATTTTTTCAGACGGCACATAGACGGACAGTGGATGAATTTCATTCATGTCATTTAGATACATATATGTCCACCCTCTATCACCCTGAATACCTCCACCTGTATCTATCGCTGTATCAGTGATAGTTCTCATGTAGAATTGAGGAGATGCACTTGGAGTGGGAATAACTTGTATAGTAACAGTAAAATAATATATACATGGTGGATTTTGTATTGTAAATACTGTAGATTCTGTTGTACCTATCCGATAGGATATGTATCCTCTTCGCGGATAATTACATGACCATGCAGAACCATCAGTATATGTACATATACACTCTTCACCTACAACATTACATGACGGATTTGTTCCGATCAGAACATTTATAGGACTTCCTTGGTGGGATAAACGCAGACCATGTTCTAAAGTATAAAAATTAGATATACCATATGCATCTGCATATGTAGTTCGTCCAGTATATGTATCTGTGGCTAATTCACATATTGACTGAGAGAATACTACATGCAATAACATACATATATACAATACATACACATACATCTATTGTATATATGATAAACAGCGGATATTTTTTGTAATATATCTATATAAATGCATCTTGCTCGTATACTTGCTTTTGTAGCATCAATCGTAACAGGTGCAGGGCGATTAGTACCGCTGTCTAAACGAACATATTATACGACAGAGATACAACAGCAACAACCTATCTGTAATGTTCTCGCTCTAAGTGGTGGAGGCAGTTTTGGTGCAACACAGATGGGCGTATTAGATGGACTGACAAGTTCTGGACTTGTACCAACCTCATACGATATTATTACAGGAATTAGTGCAGGTGGTCTGAATGCGGGATTTCTGTCTTATTATACAAATGTGAATGATGCACTTCCAAATATTTATAATATTCTATCCAATCTAACAACTGCTAGTATTTATACAAGTGATATATTTCATATTTTCTCTACATATGCATTGTATAGTACAGCACCATTAGAGGCTACATTGAGTAATATAATAGGCAGTCAGCAACAACAATCACCTGCACCAATTACTCTCATAGGAAGTACAAATGTAAATACACAGACTTTAGATGTATTTCAATATAATCTGGCAGATACATCTGAAAAACTTCAGCTATTAATGGCAACATCTGCTATTCCATTTGTATTTCCACCCCAAACATTAAATGAATATTTATATGTTGACGGTGGAGTCATATCTAATGAAATGATACAACAGGCAGTCAGTGCCAAGGACTGTGGATTTTACAATTTTACATTTATAAGTGCATCACCTGTTCATGAGAGTCAGAATGTCACTGGATTCATATCATATATTTCGTCTATTGGTAATCTGCTTCTGAATACATTTGATTATCAATTAGCCGAATATGAAAGTGTTAAATGCTCTAATACACCCCGTGGTCAAATTACCGCATGTTTCCCGACAAATCCTGCGATCAGTAGTTATAGTATTTTGAATTTTGATTATGGATCTGTATTATATAATTTAGGGAAATCTGCATTTGCATGCAATCAGTATAATTTCTGTTA